TACCAAGTTACAGATTGGGCGCTACCAGCAAGGTATGCTCCGTTCATATTAGCCAAACCACCGTTCATCACGAGGTTGTGGAATGAATCTGCCCATTTAACTTGACCGTCTGGGCCTACACACTCAACCGTGTAAACACCACCAGCGCCAACGGTTTCACCGAGGCCGGGGCGGGTAACTAATGTAGCTGACACTTGGTCTTTTGCTGAACTGAATTCCATGATTGATCCTTAAGAAATGCGCACAATGGCGCTGTTGGCATCGGGGGTTGGGAAGATGATTTGAAACGTGTCGTTGTTTACAGTCTTGTCTGAACCGAAGTCCAAAACTGCTACTGATTTATTGCCTTGTGTGACGTTATAAATCAGGGCTGCGCGGGCAGTAAACGTGGCACTTGTCCAACTTGTGTTGTTGAATGAAATGTAGGCGGTAGGAACACTAGCCGTATTGTTTGCAGCCGTTGGATATGTAGAAATTACCAACGTGTTTCCGCCTGCTGTGTAGCCTGTGCCCACTATCTCATTGGTTGTTGAGTAGATGGTTGTAGACGAACCAAGGTCTGCCGCTGCCGTGTACAAAGCAACTTTAAACGTATTGGGCGTTGTCGGGCCAAAGTTATGAACCGCCTGAAGCAGTTCAATCTTAAAGCTTGTGGTTGCTGTTTGAAGAATACTCATGCTACCGCCGTTCTTACTTGACCATCACGATAAGCATCACCACGCTGTTTACCGTCAGCCAGATTTTTATACAAAGCAATTCCTTGAACATAACGCTCATTGGCAACCGTAATCATATCGGCTTCGCCCTTCATGTAGACCAAGGCTTCGCAAATAGTTCCGTACAACAATACAGAATCAAAGTTATCGCCAAGCCATGTAGTACCGGCGGTAACAATAGACTCGGGGTAGTAGTAGTAATGCAACTCTGCCATGTACCCAGAATTGGGTGTCGGGCCAACGATGAATGTCAACTCATTGATGTCATTGGACTGAGGGCCAAACAAAGCGTAGTGCTTTGGCTTGCCTTGCGTTGCCGGATTGGGGTATGCCTCACGCATGAAGTTCACATCCTTGTTCAACAAGAACAAGAAATCGCCCGTGCCTGAAGCCGGATATATAGCCAAGCTATACACCGACAAGAAATCTGCTGGGCAGCCAAGATACTTGTTGCCCGCACTCAATGAGCCTGTCACGTTCTTCCGCAAGTTAGCGGGCTGCGCAGTGTTATAGATGCGCTGCTCCGCTTGACGGATGAATGTATTCATGTCGTCAGTTGGAAATGAGTTCTCGCAGTAGTTGCTTACCTCGGTGACAAGCTGCGTGTAGTTCATGCCATCGGGCCTCTTGACATAACGCCTTTGGTAGCCGCACCTGCGCCACGCATTTTGATGCCGGACGTTTTAGCTGCTGGCTGTGCACGACGATTGACATTACCTACAGACATATTGACTGTATTGGCATCGCTGTGATCAGGGCCGGATCCGGGGTTGTCGGAAGCTTTAACAACTTTACCCGTCATAGTGTGTGGTGTGGCGTAGACCTTGGCATCGCCAACTTCTTTGCCCATCATTTTTTTGCTGAATGTAGCCATGATTAGCCTCGTTTCTGATTGGCAATCTTTGCCAAGTTACGACCCATAGTCTTCATGTCAGAGTTGGTTTTACCCTTACCCTTACCTTTTCCGCCCATCATTTCTTTTTGGGCAGGGCCACTAGTGGGGAAAACTTGAACATTAGTTTTGCCCTTTTTTGCGATGCCATCTGCTGATCGTGTAAACGCCATATTAAGCTCCTATTTGTATCGTTACTGTACCAATTTGTACGACTAATGCCAAGTAGTTTGGCGTTAATAGATTGTCATTTAACCTAGATCCGCCAACCGGATTCCAACCCCACTGAATGTCCCGAGAACCTCCGGACAAATTACCGTTAGCGTTGACACCTGAAGTGACATACGTTGTATCTCTGCGAGGGTTACGTAGAGCCTGTGGATCATCTACAGGAAACGTTCCCAACATTAACTGCGGTTGATCGGGATCCCAACACTCAGGGCAAACCAACAACTGATATTGACGCTGTTTAATTATCTCAGTTTTAAGCTTCTTGAGCTTGTACTGTTGTCCACAACGATCACATTCAGCAATCGCTATCTTGCCGGATGCAAACCTATTGCCCATTACGTACCGCTTCCAATGTAGTTAGGACGAGGTACAAACCTCACAGAAGCCTTTTCTCGGTCTTCCCCGGCTGCAACCTCAAAGGTTTCATCGTAAATCTGTTTGAGCATCTGAATGCGAGGCATTAACTCAGGCACTTTGATTGCAATGTGGTACGCCAAACCTGCAACAAGACACGGCAAGAAACGGAAGTTCATATCTGCCGTCTCAGCACCAGCACCCGCATCCTGCACACGGCGCAGTCTCCAATAAACAAACTGATAAGGCGTAGAGTTGTCCGGAGTCGGCCATACGGTGACTGCGGGCAGTTGAGGAACATACACGGCAGTGCTAACACTATGCGTAGTTGCAGTGGTATTGTTTTGACCACGGAATACACCACCAAGAACATTGCCTGTGATGTAGGTGTAGTAGATGTCTTCTGCGTCTAAACGGATAAAGCCTGACCCGGCCAACCCAACCACTGTATCAAGCGTGATTGTTGTGGCTGTAGCGGAAACAGCTACGGAAACAAGAGAATCAGTCGGGTTAACTTCTCCCGAAAGGCGTTGAATCCACACCTGAATAGGTCGGGCTTGTTGGAGTTTATTTGGAATGGTCGCATACGTAGAAACACTAATGCGAGTGATTGTTAAATCAGCTTGGGTAGAGGCGGTGTTTTGCCCCGTACGAATGACCTGCTCAAGCAAGTCAATTGTGTCTGTTGGCAAGGCATATGTGGAAAGCCCCGGAGTCAGGTTGATAAAACCCTGCTCCATTGTCCACATGTTGATACCTTTGTTCTGCCACTCTATGGTCATAAGATTCATTGATCTGCGTGCTGTACGCAAGTCATAACCTGAGCGCATTTCACGGCCAGCCCTCTCCCATGCTTCCTCGGCAATCTCCGTGAAGTCCATATTGAATAGGGTTGCGCCGGTAGTGGTCATTTTTTAGCAGTCTTTGCAGATTGAACAAAAGCGTCGGCAGTGGGAGCACCCTTAGAGCCGGGCTTACGCATCTTCTCTTTGGAACCAGCGGCTATACGTTTTTTCTTGGCGTTAATGTTGGCATAAAGGCCAACAGGGCCACCTTCAGCGTACTGCGTGAAGTCAGTGTCATCGCGGCGAGCTTTACGCTTACCGCCGGGCATTTTAGAAGGGAGCATTGCACCCATTCCACGGCTTGCCATCATAATTTAGCACATCTTTCCGCGTGTCTTACCACGCTGAGCTATACCGTCTGCACGAGTAACGCCACCACTTGCCATCTTTTTAGTCTTGCGTGCAGATGCACCATCTATATCTTGAGGCACGGGCATACCTTCGCGGAACACTGTGTCTTTAGGCGCAGTCTTCTTAGAAGGCATGGGTTTAGCCGTAGGTTTTTTAGCCGCTGGCACACCTTCGGGGTCTGTTGGTGGTTTACCCATTTCAGCGGTATAAATACCGCCCTCAGAATATTTTTTCATAGCCTAGCACTTCCCGCCGTTACGCATGGTAATCATTGTGCCTTTAGTTTTACCTTTAGAAGCAATACCATCACGGCTAGATGAAGATTTAACTGAACCCATTTTAGATGGAGCCATACCGCCCTTGGAAAGTTTGGTCATTTCTGCGCCTTTGTGCAAGCGACCTTCGTGCTTGTTCACAGCCTTTTGCATCATGCCTTTGTCCATTTTGACATCTTTGTGAGCCATACCACCATCAGCATATCCACCCATGTTCATCTTTTTCATATCGCCACCTTTAGAGAATTTACGGCCTTTATCAGCCTCTGAAAAATCTTTTCCCACGGACTGTGGGACTCCTGCTTTCTTGGCGAACGATGGGTTATAAGCCACCGCTTCCATGAAATTGTGTTGTTTCTTGCTAGTGCTTGGCATTACATATACCTTCCACGAGTTTTTCCTCGTTGAGCTATACCATCGCCTCTGCGAGACGCAGAACCTACTTTATATTTTGCCGCAGATTTCACCTTGCCGCCACGTTTAAATGCGTCAAGATCGCTATCTGCGTAGGTATCAAGTTCTTTCTTGGGATCTGATGATGAAAAACTGCGATCTTCTTCAGGGATTTCATCTCGACCAAAAAAAGAATCTTTGGCGTAGTTTCTTGCTACGTCCTTCATAACACCTTTGGCAAAACCAGCGGGGTTAGTTACAGCGCCAATGGTGTCTTTAGGCAGTCCAAACATTTCCTCAGCCTTGGAGGTTGCAGCGTCTTTGGCTTTATTAACCGCATACGCTTTAGCCAATGCAAGTAGTGGAGCGGCCATGATCAATCAGCCTTTTTGAATAAGTTGGTCAATCTTTGCTTCAAGCTTGTTAAAGCGTTGGTCAATGTGGTTTGTAATGCGATCCACTTCTGCTTGAGTAACGTTATCACGGGCAACCTCCTCGCGTGTCTTGTTTAAGAGAATGCTTATACGGGCAAGCTCCCTGAACTTTTCATTCATCATGTAGCCTAACAGTCCCATCACTAAGGATAGGACAGCAGACCATGCAGTGTTTAGATCTAACAATTCCATGCCCTCAATGCTTTATTGATGCGTGAATCCGGATCGTTGGCTGTCTTGGCACTCGTTAGCTTCTTTTTCA